ACAATGGACAAAAATCAATTAGCGGAACCAGAACTTCTTACGGAGCAACATACACAACTAATGATGTAATTGGCGTAGCATTAGATTTAGATTCTGGCACACAAACAATTACATTTTATAAGAACAATTCATCTCAGGGTTCAATAAATTTACCGTCTGCAGGTCAAACGTGGATAGTTGCAACAGATTATTCTGAATCTGGAACTCATGTTACCAACTTCGGTCAAAGAGCCTTTGCCTACACCGCCCCCTCTGGCTTCAAAGCACTCTGCACACAGAATCTGCCTACGCCTACCATAGGCGCAACTAGCACGACACAGGCGAATGATTACTTTGATACGGTTTTGTATACTGGTACTAGTGCGACTCAGAATATTACTAGTTTAGGTTTTCAGCCTGATTGGGTATGGATTAAAATTAGAAATCAAGCCTATTCTCATAACACTTATGACGCAGTAAGAGGGGCAAACAAAAGATTACGACAAAATCAAACAGGAGCAGAGGCAACTGTAACAGACCAACTAATGTCTTTTAACTCAAACGGGTTTACATTAGGTGCTGATTCTGGTGCAGAAGTAAACAGTAGTGGAAACACATTCGTAGCATGGAACTGGAAAGCCAACGGTGCTGGCTCCTCAAACACGGCTGGCACTATTACCAGCACAGTCAGCGCGAATACGACTAGCGGGTTCTCGATTGTTACTTATACGGGTAACGGTACAAATGGAGCAACAATTGGGCATGGTCTTGGCAGCACACCAAAAATGTTCATCACTAAAAATCGTAACGGATACAATTCATCTAATGGTTTTGCTGACTGGTCTGTATATCATGTAAATTCGCCTGTTTACACTGGTGGAGCGGCAATCGATGGAACTGCAAGACAGGCTTTATGGCTACACCAAACTGCTGCCGCTAGTAACGGTGTTGGTGGTTTTCCAAAGGGGCCAACAAGTACGGTGTTTACACCAAATCAATCGGCATACGACAATGCTTCTGGTCAAACCTATGTTGCCTATTGCTTTGCCGAGATTGCTGGGTTTAGTGCCTTTGGTAGTTATTCTGGTAATAGTTCTGCGGATGGGCCGTTTGTCTATACAGGATTTAGACCAAGGTATGTGCTGATTAAAATTGCATCTGGAGGTTCTGGTTCTTGGGACATACACGATACCGCTCGGTCTCCATACAACGTAATGCAAGCACAATTGTATGCTGATCAGAGTGCGGCAGAAGCGTCTAATAGTGTTCAGATTTTGGATGCACTTTCTAACGGTTTCAAAATTCGTGGTTCATCAGGAGACATGAACCTTAGTGGCGCAACTTATATCTACGCAGCCTTTGCCGAACATCCCTTTAAGTATTCTCTTGCGAGGTAATCATGTTTCAACTAAACGGTAATCCCATATCAATCGACTCTGAACAAGTCATCGGTGGTATTCGCTACCCGCACCTGCGTGACCCAGTCCTGCGTGAGCAGTTAGGCGTGATTGAGGTAGCAGACCCAGAGCAGTATGACCAACGGTTCTACTGGGGCGTAGGCAATCCTAAGTTGCTGAATGACCGTGAGGAAGTAGACCAAGATGGCAACCCCATGTATGTCAAGGTTTACGATGCGGCTACACAAAGCATGGTGGACTCGACAGAGCGTCTGGTTGCCAAAGGACTCAAGAGCCAATGGATTGCACAGGTCAAGGACACGGCTGGCAAGATGCTTGCCCAGACTGACTGGATGGTAGTGCGTAAGGCTGAGCGCAATGTCGCTATACCCGCAGATGTTGTCGCTAAACGGGCGGCGATTGTGGCTGAGTGCGATAGGCTAGAGACTGCGATTGCGGCTTGCACGACTGTCGAGGCTTTGATTGCGGTGGTTGGCAACCAAGGATGGCCCGCATAATGGCTACAATCGTAGAGGTCAAAGGCCAACTTGACACCCACGAAGCTGTCTGTGCTGAACGCTACCTGGGAATCAACGCCAGGCTCAAGCGCATTGAGCTTGGATTGATTGGTGCGGCAACCGCACTCATTGCCACAATGGGGTGGGCGATCAATCTTCTGATTAACTTAGTGGCAAAGCTGTGAAATTTTTAGGCAGGTTATTGGTCGCAGCTGGCCTGCATCTACAACGCATTGGATACAGGCTCACCCGTGACAAAGCTACCTGACCCAGGGAACCCAGCAGACGTAGCCAGGCAGGCCCTGGGTGGCATCAAAGAGGCCATCAAGGTTGGCCGCGAGATCAAGCAGACCGGTGCCGAGGTCTCCAGCTTTCTCGATGAGGAGGCCAGAGCTCGCATTGCCTGGAAGCGAAAGCAGCTCCAGCTGCAGCGCCGGGGTGACCTGGTATTCATCGATGCCGCCAACGAGTACCGCGAGGTGCGAAAGATTAGGGCAGCCGAGGAGGGGATGTACCAGGATGTTGAGAAAGAGTTTGGCAAAGCCGCGGTCAACGAAGTCAAAACATTGATCACACAGATGCGAAAAGAAAACAAGATACTTGACCATGAGTTCCAGCGCCTGCGAGCTGAAGAGCGGCTCACCTGGATCATTATCTTTGTGCTATCTGGAATCATCTACGCAACATTCAAGCTGATGGGTGCGTGGTGACAACCATTGCTGCAAATTTTTTGACAGGTGAGATGGCCGCGGATTCAATGGTCAGCTCGGACGATAGCTACTATCTGATAAACAAATTGCGCCGAGGCAAGGGCTGTATCTACGGTGGCGCGGGGGACTTTGAGAAGTTGCTCAAGTTCTACCAGGTGCTAGACCAGGGCGGGGACTTGGATTCGGATACAGACATCAGCATTCTGATGCTCAACGCACAGGGACTGTGGGTATATGAGAGCTCTGTCATACCTGTACCAATCAAAAATCCATTCTTTGCTATTGGAACCGGGGCCGGGTACGCAATGGGGGCCATGCACCTGGGCAAGAGCCCACGCGAGGCCGTAGAGATTGCCTGTATGTACGACACCAGCTCGCACGGGCCAATCGATGAGATGAAATTGGAGAGAGTGCGTGGCACGAAAAAAAATACCTGACGAAGAAATCATTGCGGCTATGAAAAAGTTTGGCAGCTCCAAGCTTGCCGCTGAACATATTGGTATGACTGTTCGGGCGCTTTGCCACCGCAAGGCAAAAATTCAAGAACAATATGGCGTTGTGTTGCCAGCTTTCTCAGCGAAACAACACACCGTTGCCAACACATACATTCCAGATAATCGCAGGGTGATCCAGCACACAGTAGACAATGGCCATGTATTCATTGCCAGCGATTGTCACTACTGGCCAGGTGAATCTACCGTAGCTCACAAGGCGTTTGTCAAATTGCTAACTGAGTTCAAGAGCAAAACTTTGATCCTCAACGGGGACGTTTTTGACGGGGCTAGGATTAGCCGTCACGCTTCCTTGATGGGTACTAACCCACCAACACCAAAGCAAGAGCTTGAGGCTTGCCAGGATCGATTAGACGAGATTGCAAAGGCATCAAAGAACGCAATCAAACTCTGGACTTACGGCAACCATGACGTTAGATTATTTAATTACATTGCCCAGAACGCACCGGAGTTATCTGAGTTCAGCGACTTGTTTTCGTACTTCCCTGGGTGGCACACAGGATGGAGAATAGACATCAACAAAGATGTGGTTGTCAAACATCGATGGGCTAACGGTCAACACGCGGTTTATAACAACACTTTACGTTCAGGAAAATCATTTGTAACTGGCCACCTGCACAAACTGATGGTGACACCGTGGACGGACTATAACGGGCGCAGATACGGCGTAGACACGGGAACCCTTGCAGAGCCTACTGGAGACCAATTTGTGTATGTAGAAGAAAACCCTGTTAACTGGTGTGCGGGGTTCTGCGTGCTCACGTTTGAAAACGGCAAGCTGCTGCCACCAGAGCTCTGTGAGGTGATCAATGGCGTGGCCTACTTTAGGGGCCAGCGTGTATGAGTCCGTGGCTTATTATTTTTGTTGGCTGTGTCTACGCCTACATAGGATTTGAACAGGGCACCAAAGGCAATCTAGCGATGGCCATTGTGTTTGCCGGGTACGCCTTTAGCAACATTGGTTTATATCTCGCAACGAAAGGATAACAATGCTACCAATCGCAGCTCTACTCTCAATCGGAGAGAAAGTTCTCGACAAGGTTCTGCCTGATCCAGGCGCGAAGGCAGAGGCTCAGGCCAAACTGATGGAGATGGCGCAGAAGGGCCAGCTCGCGGAGCTTGAATCTCATGTCAAGGAAATGGACTCAGCTCGCAAGCGCGAGATTGAGATTGCCACCAGCGCAGCTGCTCCAATACTTAACAAAATTGTTACACCCATCTTGGCGCTTGGTACCGTGGGGCTCACGTTCATTTTGTTTGCGGTCATTATTTTTGTGGACGTTGACGCTAACTCCAAGGACATTCTGATCTATGTCCTGGGCGCGCTGACTAGCGCAGTCACAATGGTGCTGGGCTACTACTTTGGATCGAGCGCGGGATCGAAAGAAAAGAGCCAGCAGCTCGATGAGATCTTGGAGAAGAAGAAATGAACCTGACGGCCAACTTTACGCTGTCTGAGATGGTTAAGAGCGAGACAGCTCTGCGCCACGACATGGACAACACGCCGGGCGAGGCAGAGATTGCGTCCCTGCGCCTGCTGTGCGAGAAGATACTCCAGCCGGTGCGCGAGCACTACGGCAAGGGTGTCAAGGTCAACTCAGGCTTTAGGCACCCAGAGGTCAATGCCAAGGTGGGTGGCTCCAAGACCTCGGATCATTGCAAAGGTCAGGCCGCCGACATCGAGATACCAGGCGTGGCTAACGCAGACCTGGCCGCGCACATTGTTGATACCCACAAGTTCACCCAGGTCATTCTAGAGTTCTACACGCCTGGGGTTCCTGACAGCGGGTGGGTTCATGTGAGCTACGACCCGGCGAACCTGAAGAACCAGGTTCTAACAGCAACCAAGAAGGACGGGAAGACGGTCTATCTCCCCGGCCTTGTTGCTTAGTTCTTCTCAGCTGCGGCCATCTCTTTGAGTGGTGTGACAAACTTGGCCAGAGCTGCGGTGAGCTCCATGCGCTGCTCGACTGACAGTTTCTTGAGCGGCTCGGTATTAGAGTTCCTCAACTTCTGTAGACCATCGAGCCTGGCTTGAGCTGATGCCTTACCAGCTTTTGCGACCTTACCAACGAGCTCTAGATAGCTTGCAACCCAGCCATCGGCGTTCTCGCAGGGTCTCGGATCGCCACCAGGAATCTGGAGCTCCCACGCAACGCCTGCCTCGATGGCCTCGGACAGCTCCACCGGCTCCAAGACCTGCTCCGGTGGCTGATCCAACGATTCGGATGGTGTTTGTAACTCCTCAGATGGTGTTTTGGTGGCGGGAGGAGCAAGAGCATCCAAAGGATTAGAGGGCCGTGGCGGGGTTATGTCTTTCTCCCCTTGGCTCGGATAGTCCTGTGCCTCTTCAACGGTAACCAGACCCTTTAAAACGTCTGGGAAAGCATCTCGCAAGGCAAACCCACGGGCTCGCATCTGCATCATCCGCTTAGGGTATGCCTGCCAGGGGCCGGCCTTGCCCCAGAGCCCAGCTCGCTTGGCATCTTCGACCGAGAACTTGACCGTCACAGGCGTGCGGCCCTTGCGCCTGGCCACGCAAATGGCCACCGGGTTGGGGCTGCCCTCGCCCTCAAAGTATTCCTCGATGTTCTCGCAGACGGGGCTGGCCTGAACTAGCGCCATTGCCGCGTCTCCATAAACGCTGGGCTTGCCATTGATGCAGGCAATGTTCTGCAACGCCTGGAGCGGCGCCAGGCCCAGCTCGCGGCCCCATTGCACGGCCACCAATACATCTTCTGGCTTGCCTTGGTAAGCCTTGGGAACCATCTGTGACTTGGCCAGCATTTCAGAAAAGCGCATGGCCTCATCAAGGGTGACGGGCGCAAAGCCCTGGTTACTTGTTGTTGCTAGTTGCATTTTGTTTCTCCTCGATTGCGTAAGTATCTATCGTTGTCAACATCACAGTCACAAGCGCGTCCACTACATCCATCGCCCGGTCTCTGTTCATAAAGCTGCCCGGTGTTCTGTTAGCAGCATCGAAACACAATGCCTGGAGCTTGAGTGCTGCTTGCAGGCGTGCGTTTATTAGTTTTGTATCACCCATTGTTCCTCTCCTTTAGTTTGGCTTCGATGGCTTGATAAAACTGGAACTCATCTACTGTATCTGCGTAGCATCTGTTAATTTCCTCATCCGTCAGCCCAACCCATTCACGCTTTGTGTGCTTGAAATAGATTATCCCACCGCAAGTGCATTGAACGGATTGCCAAGGCTCATGTTCACGTTTTGCCGTTTCATCGACACGTTCTTGCGATATGTCGCTGGCGTGTACAGGTGTGGTGTAGTAATCCCTGACCAGCCGATACGACCCTGATTTTTTCCAACCTGATGCACGACCGCTATCGGTTGTATATTTAACACGCCCATCTTTGGCAATCGCTAACCACAGACTCGGCTTTGGCTCCATTGAGATACTCATAATTCAACCCCAATTCTGCCTGCAATGCTTTCTAGTGGCCCAAAAACAGACTTACTTAATGCAACTTTGATTAGTCTCAATGACGCATCAATTATTTCGTCGTGAGTTCCTGGGTCTGCACTTTTTATTGCTTCAAGCGTAAACTGAGCATCTGTTAGTGCTTCAATGTCTGCGCTATTTGCTTTAAAAAGCAAGTCAAAGTCTGATTTGCAGTCAGATTCAGACTGCGCTAGTCGGTCACGCAAAGCCTCTACTGTTTCGCGCATTTGTTTGTAACTTTTGCTTGATGGTCTACAGCCTTGGATTGTTTCCATTGCCAACTGCATTAATTCACGGTCTGTCATTTCCGCACCTTGATCTTTAGTGTGGACTGACGCACCACACGGGCCTCTTTGGCCGGCGTGATCCGAGATGGTTGGGCCTCATAGTGGCGCATGGGCCAGTAGATCTCATGCTTGCTGGTTTGGCCATGCGTGTTCTTGCCCAAAATTTCTTTGAGCTTTTTCTCGGCATCGTCAATTTCCTTTTCAGCTGCCTCGATTTTCTTCTTGGCCTCAAGAATGCTGTGCGCCCAGTAGTCTTCTTCCTCGCCCAGGTAGACCACCTCATCGTCCTGGTTGCCCACCGGGAACATCCTGTTGGCATCAGCAGAATCCTTGGGCGGGTACCAATCGATAACCTTGGTCTCTCGGTACTTTTGCAGCTTTTCCTCAAACTCGATTACGGCACGCGAGATCATGGCGAGCGTTTGTTCGTGCCTGGCGAATAGGAATATCCGCATCTTGGTTCCCTTGTAGAGCGTACACACAGCCCCCCAGCTGGCCCCAAAGCAATCCATCTGTGCCTGGAGCTGCACCGGGCCACGGTAAAGCGGTGGCGCGTCTTCTACGTCAGCTGCGGTGAGCTTGGCCTCCATGATGCCCACGCCATCAAGCTTGATGCTGGGCTGGCCCATGACGTAAATGCCCAGGTCGGGGTTGGTCTCGACCACCAGACCGCGGCCGTCAGCTGTGCCATCGAGCGAGCAGGCAAGCTTGAGCAGCTTGTGGTGATAGGGTGCCTCATGGTCGAGCTCCAGGTTGTCGAGCCCCAACCTTTCGGCTGCGCGGATCAAAATGCGGCCCTCCAGGTCATTGCCCCACTCCATCGCCTCATTGCTAATGTTCTCGCGCTCAAGGCCGTCAATGGCCCGAATGCAGGTCTGTAGGCTGTCGTTGGGGGTTGAGTAGTCAGAGATGCCCAGAATGGCCGGCAGCATCGAGGCGCTGGCCTGATCGTCTGGTGTTACTTTTCCATAAGCTTTCATTTCTTTTTTCCTTTTAATTTGATTAATCGATAGCTGGCGTACCGCTTGCCGTTGCTGTAAACCATCGTGGTGTGAATGTTGTGGCCAATATCGCGCAGCTCTGCGATCCTGGCCGCCAGGCGAAAGCATTGGCACCCGGCCAACGCACCGATTGGCGTAACGTGAACACCGCGTTGCAGCTCCTCAAGAATCCACTCATTCTGTCTCATAGGATGAGCTCCTCAAACAAACATTGCGGTCAGGATCACAGCCGCCAGGCAAACGGCTGCAATCACCTTGAGCCAGGGCGGGTCATCCTCCTGGGCCGGTTCCACCGGCAGGTTGTCGCGCCAGCTGCGTGCAAAGTTGGTACGCGGGTCGATGAAGTGGTCTTGCTTTACTTTTCTCATTGACTTTCTCCTCAGATTAAGCAGCTAGACGCTGCAATAGGTTGGATACCTGCGATGGTGACCAGGTGGTACCGCCGCGAGGGGTCTGCACGCTCTCGGCCTGGAGCTGCTTGGCGATTGCGCGTAGGGATGCCGCACCCATCTTGGCCACGATTGAGCGAACAATCGGTGCCACGGTGGCTGCGTAATCATCAGCTGCCTGGGCGGTGACTGCACCACCAGCTGATGGGTTGGGTGAGCCCAGGCGCACGCCACGGGCTTTAGCTGCGGCCAGGGCCGCTTTGGTGCGGCGAGCTATTTCCTCGCGCTCATGCTGTGCGACCACAGCTCGGATACCGAATTCCAGCGTGCCTGCGTGCGGCATATCAGCTGCCACTATATCGACACCGGCTTTACGCAACGCAAGCAAGAAAGCTGCATCACGCGATAAGCGGTCAATTTTGGCAATCAGAATGGCTGCGTTGTGCTTGCGGCATTGCTCAAGCGCAAGCGCCAACTGTGGGCGCTGATCGACCTTGCCAGATTCAATCTCGGTGAACTCAGCGATGATGCTGTCGCGGTAGCTTGCAACAGCTGCCTGCTGGGCCTCAAGGCCGAGGCCAGATTGGCCCTGCTTGTCGGTTGATACGCGGTAGTAAGCGATGTATTTGGTAGTCATTTTCAATCTCCCTCCTGGGTAGTTGATGGGGGCCGAAGCCCCCGGTTGATTAGATATTGCAGTCAAGAAAACCGTAGTTGTTAACGACAACGCACTTACCCGTTGCCAGGTCTTTGATGACATCACCAACGGAAATCGAATGCATTGGTGCTTTACGGTCAATCAGATCCTCATGTTCTCCAGAATTAGAAATCAAGAAAACATTATCGTGAGTGCCGTTCCATGAATCGATATGCGCGACCAGCTTGTAATCGCTAGCGTGGGCAGCGACAAGTTCTGCTGTGGGCTTGAATGTGACATCCGAATTGCGGCGAATGTCGTGGTTGTGAATTTGATAAATTGCGAAGGTTTTAGCCATTTTCAATCTCCTAATGTTGGTAGTTGACGGACACAGATATCTGCGCCCAGACCAGAGTAGAGCACATGAGATATCTGCTTGTCAACCCCCTATTGCAAAAAAGATATCCACAGGTATATCCTTGCGATATTTAACCGGAGGGGATATATGGCCACAACAGAGTTTTCGGGTTTCTACTTTCGCCTGCGCCCACAGGCTAGGCATCTTCTAGCGGCTGCCAGCAAGAAATTGGGCAAGGATCGCACGGCTATTTTGCATGAGCTCATCGAGACCCACCTGGCCGAGCACTTGGAGGTGAGTGACCGGATAGATGCTTTGATGGCCAACATTCCGGTGATAGATATCCAAGAGGTGAAAGCCTGATGAACGGCAGGGGCAGGCGCAACAAGGGTGCGACAGGCGAGCGCGAGCTGGCTGCAATACTGACTGAGCAGCTGGGGTTTGAAGTCAAGCGCAAGCTTGGCCAGGCCAGAGACGGTGGCCACGACATCGAGATAGGTCGCTTTTGCATCGAGGTCAAGCGCCAGGAACGCCTGGCCATCGAGGATTGGTGCCGCCAGGTTGAGTTATCGGTTACCACCAGCTCAGAAATCGATTCTGAGGGCTCTGTAGGCTCGCCTGTGCCTGTGGTGATCTTTAGACGCTCTGGGCAACCCTGGAGGGCTGTAGTGCCTCTGGATTGGTTTTGTAAGGCCGTGAGGGAGGATCTCAATGCCTAACGAGCTATACCAGCACGTTACCAGGCGTGAGGAAGAACTGTTGGGAACCAGGTGGTGCTCGCATTGCAGGCACCGAAGACAAGCAGCGGGGGGATTATGGAAGACATTGAACCAGGGCAAGAACAGAAGGTGGCAATGCGCGACCTGCGTGGAGAACCAGAAGGGTCGAGCTGTGCCGACTGCAAAAACGTAAGCTTTCGTGGATGGTTTTTATGGTGTCGATTCTTTGATAAGCCAACGACCGGGAGGGTCAACGGATGTTCCGCATACCAGCCAGAGTGACGAGCTACGCTGCCGGTCTTGCGGCTGTGTGCACCTTGATAGTCGGATGGTCAATCTGTCTTACGGTGGCGCTGTTGGGAATTATTCTGAAAAGTTTTACCTGCACGGCGAGGCTGCGTGGGTACTCAAGAGATATCGCACCAAAAAGACTCGCCTGGCTTACCTCGATGCTGTGGAAGAGAAAAGAGGGCGAGCCGCCCGAGTGGCGTTACGGGAAGAGATGATGAGGATATGGGAACACAAACAAACACAGCGCAAGTGATCGAGTTCAAGCTGCCAAAGCGGCCCAAGATAATTGAGAAGCAGGCACCGCCAGATCAGAGAAAATTCGCCGTGGTTCCGATGCGAGCTGCGCTGGACACCGAGCTGCATGGATTCTCGGTCAAGGTCTTAGTGCTGCTGTGCTCATACGCCAACAGGGCTGGGATTACATGGGTCGGTCAGCAGAGGATCGCCGAGCACCTGGGCGTGGCCAAGCAGCAGGTAGCGAGAGCTATGAAGCAGCTGCGAGACCGTGGCCACATCGAGGTGATGAGCAAGGGATTCAGAGGCGAGCGAGCCAACACCACCAGGGTGATCTATGACCCAGAGATCAAGGCCGATGATGCGATAGCTATCACCAGCGGCCAGGAAGACACCAGGCCACCGGAGACAAGGCGCAGGGAGACCAAAGAGATGACCCGGTCGGGAAATAACCAGCCATTACAGGCCAACAAGGCACCAGACTTACCCGATCAGGAACCCGAGTTCACAGAGGAACAGATGGCCGCCAACAGAAAGCGGCTGCGAGAGATGCTCGGAGGATTAGCAGGCAGGGATGGATTTCACTACAACAGACCAGAGAAACTAGGAGACATTATGGCCAGAAAACCAAAGGCAAAACCAACACCAAAGACACCTCACATAGACAACACACAGGTTGTCAATGAAGAGGCTCTCATAGACAACATCATAGACAACACAGGTGTTGTCCAAACAAAGAAAAACATAGGTTATGAAGAGGTATTAAGTATTTATGAAGATATAAGTAAACATAGGTTTTCTAATGTTAGGACAACACGGATCGATGAGGTTGACCTGCGATGCGCTGCGATCATGTGCGAGGTCGGGGTCGGCCGCCAGAAGTTCATCGATGCCTGCCAAACCATGCCGGTCTGCCTACGTTTGTCTGAGGTCTGTGAGCAATTGGCAGGGGAGGCTACAGGATTCTGATGCCTCTAGGACGCGAATACAGACCCGTGGCTGGCTCCGTAGAAGTGGGTGGCTACCCTAGCCTACCCAGGGTAGCGCAAGCCCTACTAGAGCCTGCTATGCGATTCCGTACAAAGGCATACGTTCCTATGCGTTTGGACACCGGTGGGAGGGGTGGGCAATGCGATCCTGGCCGTCCGCGGGAGGGGTACCTATGGCCCCCCCCGGTGTGGGCCTGCGCGTGTGGGTGACCCCCTCAAATTTTCCCCATATTTTCATGGCACAGGTTTTTGACTTTACTTGGAGGAGATGCATGACGATGGAAGATATCTTGCGTGACTTTGTGTTGCAATTGCTACGCAGAGGATTTACCGTGGCACAGATTGCAGAGGCGTTAGCCTCGCAGAAAATAGCTCTGATGCAGGCTGACGAATACCTGTCTGCAATCAAAGAATCAGATCAACAACCTTGAGGAGATATATGCATGGCATATGAGATGAAACCTGGTCAGGGGTCTGCCTGGCCAAACGAGAAGAGAACTGAGGATTGGCATTCTGCTTTCCGGGGTAAGGTGATGCTGCCAGATGGCAAGACCCATTGGCTGGACATCAACCCCAAGAACTCGGATGGCAAGACCTGGTACCAGGTAAAGATTGGCAAAGAGGTGGCAGCCCAGGGTGAATCCTACTCAGCTGCTCACAAACCTTTCCCGGCCCAGGACAACCACAACAAGGCCAAGGCCAACGGGTTTGTGGATCTCGATGAAGATATTCCGTTCTGATGGCCAGACCTAAGTCGCGTATATCCGAGCAGGTACCCAGCCTCAAGAACTGGGGCGGGGTGCGCTCAATCCAGCGGCGCATGGAACGCTCGGCCACCATCATAGAAAACCGAGAGGCCATTGCGTTTTCTCTGCTGTGCATGGCCAACACCAAGATCACAGACATCTTAACGTGGGACGAGGACGGAAATGTCAAGGTTAAAGCGGCAAGTCAAATTCCAGATCACGCCTTGCAGGCAATCAAAAATATCAGGGTCAAGCGTGAGAAGGATGGTTCGCAGACGCTTGACGTTGAACTCTACGACAAGGTTGGCGTGCTCCGTCTACTTGCTAAAGCGTCTGGATTACTTGATAACCCGGACGATGGATCGGATAAACCATCAGTCATAGGCATCAACGTCCAGGCTCCTGAACCCATCGATGTGGAGGTAAAAGATGAAACAAGATTGGATCAATAGCATTGCCCACCTAAACGCACAAAGCGCAGGCATTTTCTTTCTTTCAATGATTGCCTTGATTGCGGCAGTAATCATCATAGATATACGAAAAGAGAATGACAAAAACTAAAGAGCGCAGTCAAAAACAAATCCCATCTACTGGGCTAAATTTAAATTTTTCAAGGTCTCCGTCTGTCTGGGGATTCTTGCAGTCTGACGCATTTGTCCGTGGGCTGATGGGGCCGGTAGGATCTGGTAAGAGCTATGCCTGTGCAGCTGAGATAATGATGCGAGCTGTACGTCAAAAGCCCAGCCCGGTGGATGGCATCAGATATACCAGGTTTGTGATCGTGCGTAACAGCTACCCGGAGCTGAAGACCACAACAATCAAGACCTGGCAAGACCTGTTTCCAGAGAACACCTTTGGCCCAATGCTGTGGACACCACCCATCACCCACCACATACGCCTGCCGTCCAGGGAAGGCGCATCTGGGATCGACTGCGAGGTAATCTTCCTGGCGCTCGATCAACCCAAAGATGTTAGAAAGCTGTTGTCCTTAGAGCTTACCGGCGCTTGGGTCAATGAGGCCCGAGAGCTGCCAAAAGCGGTGATCGATGGCCTCACCCACCGCGTAGGTCGATATCCAACCAAGCGCGATGGTGGGGCCACCTGGCACGGTATCTGGCTCGACACCAACCCGATGGATGATGACCATTGGTATTTTCGTATGGCCGAAAAAGAAAAGATGACCGGCCCATATGCATGGAAGTTTTACAGGCAACCAGGCGGGGTGATCGAGGTATCTCCAAGCGACCTGCCAGAAAACCCAGAGGCCAATGACCATATCTTTTCTGCTGGCCGGTGGTGGAAATTAAACCCCAAGGCAGAGAACGTGGGTAACCTACCGCCAGGCTATTACCAGCAGATGCTCCTGGGCAAAAACCTAGATTGGATTCGGTGCTATGCCGAAGGCCAATACACCTACGTCCAAGAAGGCAAGCCCGTCTGGTCTGAGTACGATGACAACCTGATGAGTGGTGAGGTGGACTACGACCCATCCATACCGCTACAGGTCGGCTTAGACTTTGGTCTTACGCCAGCTGCGGTCATAGGTCAGCGGCTCGCTAACGGGCGTTGGATAGTTCTGCATGAGATTGTGACTTTTGATATGGGCCTGGAGCGGTTCGGCCAGCAGCTCCTGGCTGAGTTGAATGCGCGGTTTCCAAAGGCGCAGCTGATGGTCTGGGGTGACCCCGCTGGTATGCAGCGGGACGCGATCTACGAGGTCACCGCTTTTGACCACCTGAGAACCCTGGGGCTGCGAGCTCAACCCACGCCATCTAACGACTTCAAGGTCAGGCGTGAGGCAGGTGCCGCCCCGATGCAGCGGCTCATAAACGGCAAACCTGGATTGATTGTCAATACGCAATGCAAGCTCCTCCGAAAATCATTAGCCGGTGGATATCATTTTAAACGCGTATCCGTTGGCGCAGGTCAGGAAAGATTCAGAGATAGCCCAAACAAAAACGAACACTCTCACGTTGGTGACGCATTTGGATATCTGCTGCTTGGTGGCGGCGAACACCGGCGCATGACTAAGAGTGCTTTTGCCCAAAACACACAGATAGCTCAAACGGTGGTCAATGCCGACTTTGATGTCTTTACAACTCGCTGAGAAACTCAACGACCAGCGCAGAAGAACGGGGCTGTTCTTTATGCCCTTTCACAAACACCACGCTACCAGGATAGATATCAAGTCCGAGGAAGTGCTGGTTGTGGCCAACCGAGAAGAGGCCATCGAGGTCTTTGACCAACAAGAACAGATGGGCGCAGCTGTTACCGCTTTCGTTTACAACCAGCCGGCAGCTATCTTTGGTTTTGTTTCAATTTGGAAGGGCGTTGCCGAGGCATGGTTAGTTGCGGATGACGTTATGAGATCAATGCCGGTTACCTTTACCAAGGCCGCAATACAAACCTTAGATATCTCTGCGATATCTATGGGATTGCATCGAACACAAATAACCGTTAGATCTACGGATACACGGGCGTACAAATGGGCATCAGCAGTTGGATTCAAAGAGGAATGCCTGATGCAAAAGTACGGAACGGACGGCGTAGATTATTTTTTAATGGCGAGGTAAAGCATGAGCGGGATGTTTAAAAAACCAGACACCAGCGCACAAGAGCGAGCTATCGAAGAGACACGCAAAGAAAATGCGCGTCTCAAAATCCAGGCCGAAGAAGAGCGCCGGGAACTTGGCGAGCAGGCTGCATCAAAGCGCATGGCCAGATTACGCGGCGGTTCTCGGATGCTGTTATCGAGCGCCCGTTTAATGCCAGAGCAGGGTATTCAAACACTAGGTTCATCTAACACGGAGGCAGCTTAATATGAGTGCAGTAACTAAACCCGTTACTTCAGTAGTAAAAAAAGCAGGTGAGGCAGTAGGTCTTATAAAAGAAAAGCAAGGGACGGCGGCATCACCTCTTGCTGAAATGGCAAAAACCGCTGTAGCAAAATCTGCGTCTGCAGCTGACGAGACAATGGCAGCTCGCCGCCGCGCTCGCCGTGGTGGTCGCGCTCTTTTGTCCGAACAGCGTTTAACACCAGAACAGGGCGTTGGCCAATCAACGCTCGGTGTTGGGCCGATGTAAAGGAAACCACAATGCCAAATAAAGACAAGATGCAAAAGAAGGTTGCTACCGTGATGCGTGAATACTCCAAAGGCAAACTAAAGTCTGGCTCTGGGCAGAAGGTTAAAAGTGAACAGCAGGCCAAGGCTATTGCCATGAGCGAGGGCCGCAAAGCTGGAGGGTACGGAAAATGAAACCCGGCCTCTATGCCAACATCCATAAAAAGCGTGAGCGCATAGCCGAGGGTTCTGGCGAGAAGATGCGTAAGCCTGGCGCACCAGGCGCACCAACTGCCGAGGCTTTTAAGAAAGCGGCTAAAACCGCAATGAAACCTAAGAAGTAATGGCGCTATCAATTGGGCTTGAATCAACCAACACAAGATCACGGTTCGTAACGCCGTGCTATGTGGACAAGGATGGCGTTACTTACGCGGCATCCTCTGATAGGCCATTGCCAACAGTAGACGTAAACCACCTCAGACTGCATGAGGGGCGTGCATATTACGTCTATAAGCTATATCCGTATGCGGCAGGTCTTGGAGCTGGGTCTAGCATCAACATTGCAATTGCTTGGCCAGCCAATGTGTTTCCTCATGCCGTGTTCTCTTACGAAAGTCCTGGTGAAGCTGAGTTCTTTATGTACGAATCGCCCACAACTAGCGGCGGCACGGCCATGACTATTTACCGCCGCAATCGAAATCTAGTTACAACAAGTTCTGGAGCAGCGGTATTAGACCCAACGGTTACCAATACCGGAACGGAAATATATGCAGAATTTGTTCCCGCTGGAAATAAGGGCGGTGGCCAACTTGGCTTTACGTTTGAGTATGTGCTCAAGCCTTTGACAACTTACCTATTCAGATTTACTAACGTCAACTCTCAGGCTCATCCTGCCAATATGCGAATTGAGTGGTACGAATGACATTAAAAAAATATCAAAACCCAGAAGGTGGACTAAATGAAGCAGGCCGCAAATACTTCAAGAACAAAGAAGGCAGCAACCTTAAAGCCCCGGTTAAGTCAGGAACGAACCCGCGGCGTGTTAGCTTTGCTGCGCGATTTGGCGGCATGGCTGGGCCTCTCACAGACGAAAAAGGTAGACCCACCCGCCTCAAGCTCGCGCTCAAGGCGTGGGGTTTCGGCAGCAAAGAAGCGGCCCGTAATTTCGCGCAAAGGCACAAAAAGGACTAATCATGGCTGAGATGATGAGACTATTGCCAGAGGATGTGCTCAAGCGGCACGACATGGCGCTACGGAAGAAAGACGATTTCCGCGACCTTTACGAGGATGCCTATGAGTTTGCGCTACCGCAGCGCAACCTCTATGACGGATATTACGAAGGCAAAGTTGGCGGTGCAAAGAAAATGAATCGCGTATTTGATTCCACGGCAATCAACTCCACCCAGCGATTTGCTAACCGTCTGCAATCAGGAATCTTTCCACCGCAGCGCAAGTGGGCGAGGCTTGAGCCAGGCGCAGACATTCCAGATGATCGCAGGGGTGAAGCACAAGCTGCGCTTGATGTCTACACAGAAAAATTATTTGCTACGCTCAAGCAGTCAAACTTTGACATTGCTATGGGTGAGTTCTTATTAGACCTTTCGATTGGCACCGCAGTAATGATGGTGCAGCCGGGAGATGACGTTAACCCACTAAACTTTGTTCCCGTGCCTCAGTACCTGGTGGCATTTGAGGAAGGCGCAAATGGCCAGGTAGACAATGTCTACCGCCGTATGCGGATCAAAGGCGAATCAATCCAGCGCCAATGGCGAGATGCCAAAATTGATGGCCAACTAAAGCTGAAGATCGAGGCAAAACCAACAGAAGATTTTGAGTTTGTAGAGGCTACGGTTTTCGATAACCAGCGCGGCGATTACTGCTACCACGTTATTCAGAAAGAGACCAAGCAAGAGATTGTCTATCGCAGGCTAAAGACTAGCCCCTGGGTAGTAAGCCGGTACATGAAGGTGGCTGGCGAGATCTATGGACGCGGCCCGGTAATAACCGCAATGCCAGATATCAAAACCTTAAACAAGGTCAAAGAGCTGGTGCTCAAAAACGCATCGTTATCGATTGCCGGTGTCTACACCGCAGCTGATGACGGCGTACTTAACCCGGCAACCATCAAGATTGTGCCAGGCGCAATTATTCCCGTGGCGCGTAATGGTGGCCCCCAGGGCGAATCTCTCAAGGCCCTGCCGCGAGCTGGTGACTTTAACCTGTCGCAGTTGGTGATCAACGACCTGGTGCAAAACATCAAGCGCATCTTGCTAGACGAATCGCTGCCACCGGACAATATGTCGGCTAGGTCAGCTACCGAGGTAGTCGAGCGGATGAAGGAGCTCTCGCAGAACCTGGGCTCTGCCTTTGGCCGGTTGATCAACGAAACCCTGATTCCCGTGGTTACCAAGATTCTTGAGGTCATGGACGAGCGCGGAATCATTACGATGCCCCTGCGGGTCAACGGCCTGGAAATCAAGGTATCTGCTGTGGCTCCGCTGGCGATGGCTCAGAACATGGAAGATGTCAGCAACATTCTCCAATACGCTCAGATTGCAGCCCAGGCTGGCCCAGAGGGTCAGATGGCAATCAAGGTTGGGGATATGCTCGACATGGTTGCTGAGAAGTTGGCCATCCCACAGTCGATCCGAATGACAAAGGCCGAGCGCGAGGCGAAAATGGCCGAGGCGCAAGAGATGGCCCAGCAGGCAGCCCAAATGGCCCAGGAGAACCCCGAGATGGTTGAGCAGCTGGTTGGGGGCATGACCTGATGTCTGGCGGCTGGGAAGACCTAGAGGCCATACCAACAGATATCCGTGGAGCGCAGCAGGCGGTAGAAGATTTAAACAAGCTTTGCCTGCGGGTGCTTGGCTCAGAAGATGGCCAGAAATTGATGGGGTGGCTGCGAGCTGCCTTACTAGAGCAGCCCGTTGCCGTGCCGGGCAGCGATCCCTCATTCGCGTTCTACCGTGAAGGCCAGAACAGCGTAGTGCGAGACTTGGAAGCACGGATCAAAAAGGCAAGGAGCCTGTAAATGGAAACGCAAGTAAACGAGCCCAGCGGCGAAAGCCAAGACGCTGGCCTACTCGATTCGGTATCACTTACCGAAGACCAAGGCCAGCAGGCAAGCCCAAGCAGCACAGACATCGAGCACCGTGAGGAGCAAGATGACGATACACCACTAGAACGTCCAGATTGGTGGCCAGAGAACTTCTGGAAAAAGGACGATTCCTCACCAGACCTGGAAGGCATAGCTAAGAGCTGGCAAGACCTGCGTAAGCAGATAGCCCAGGGCAAGCATAAGCCGCCAGCAGACGGCAAATACGATACCTCTGTATTCGGAGATATCCCAGAGGATGACCCGGTACGCGGCCATGTCATGGGATGGGCCAAAGAGTACGGGATATCTCAAGCGGCTCTAGACAAGCTGGTTGGAGATGTTGTGGCCATGAATGGTGAACAGGCCCAGCAGATATCTCGCACCATCGAAGAGGAGCGCAGAGCTCTTGGCCCTAATGCAGATGCCATTATTAAAGGCATGGGCGATTGGGGGGCCGGCCTGGTTCGCAAGGGAATTCTCAGTAAAGATGATTTTGAGGAATTTAAGGTCATGGGCGGCACAGCTGCTGGGGTGCGTGTCTTTATGAAGATACGGGAAACCTACGAAGGGATGAAGATTCCCCTGCAGTCTGCGCCGGTTGAAGGGTCTGCCAGCAAGGATGAGCTCTATGCAATGGTGGCTGATCCAAAGTACAAAACAGACCCGGCATACAGGTCAAAGGTCGAGCGGATGTTTGCATCGACTTTTGGTAACTAATCCTCCTCACTCTCCGCAAGGAGAGGCTTGAACGCCACCGGCTAACCACCGGTGGCTTTTTTTGTTGCATTTTATTTTTAGAACCGTTAGATATTCGGTTAAGGCCAATCGATACCCATCGACCCTTACCGCAGCGGATGCTGACGAGTGGCTAGCGTAACTAGCAAGCAAGAGGCCCAGAACACCGGCTAACCGAAGCGACAAAACCTTTTTAACTTTCTTGGAGATTCCAAATGGCGATTTCATTATCAAACGCCTTTGTAACGCTCTTTGACGCTGAAGTTAAGCAAGCCTACCAGGGCAAAGCAATGCTGGTGGGTGCGGTTCGTCAGCGCCGGGGTGTCGAAGGCTCAACTGTAAAATTCCCTAAAGTCGGCAAGGGCGTGGCCACCGTGCGCGTTCCCCAATCCGATGTTAGCCCATTAAACGTAGCGTTCTCTAACGTCACTTGCACGCTGACTGACTACAATGCCGCTGAGTACAGCGACATCTTCAATCAGGCTAAAGTCAATTTTGACGAGCGTTCAGAGCTTGTTCAGGTGGTTGGTTCCGCTATTGGCCGCCGTCAAGACCAAATCGTTTTGGATGCGCTCGCAGCTTCAAGCACAAGCTTAGTTGTGACTGAAGATGAGGGTGGCACCAACACCGGTCTGAACGTGGCCAAACTGCGTGCCGCTAAGAAACTGCTGGATAAAGGCAATGTCCCGATGGACAACCGCCACATGATTATCCACGCAAACTCTTTGGCATCGTTGTTAAGCGAGACCTCGGTAACCAGCGCAGACTTTAATACTGTCCGTGCCTTGGTATCTGGTGAGCTCAACACATTCCTCGGCTTTACTTTCCACACAATCGGTGACCGTACCGAGGGTGGTCTTCCCGTTGCATCGAGCGAGCGCAAGCTGTGGGCTTTCCACCGTGACGCAATCGGCTATGCAGAGGGTATCGCTCCTCGCACGGAAATCAATTACATCCCTGAGAAAACCAGCTTTTTGGTTAACGCAGTATTCTCAGCCGGTGCAATTGCCATCGATGCCGAAGGTATTGTCGAAGTCCAAACCACCGACTCGGTATAAGGAGAACGACAATGGCATTTTCTATTACTGGTTTAAACTCTGTCAGCCCTAATAAGCGCGGTAATGCACCATCGATCTACGCTTATAAGACAGCTGATTCCATTGCCGATGTCAATACAACTGGATACTTCAACAGCCTGGCTGATACCCTGGAAGTTGGAGACCTGATTTACTGTGTTACATCAACTGGTTCAACTGCTGTAGCAACGCTGGTATATGTGTTGTCCAACGCATCTGGTGTAGTCGATGTGAACGATGGCACAACATTAGCCAACACGGATACGGACTAATCAAGAGGGGGTCACGAACTCCCGATTGTGATGCCGCAGCCGTATGACGTACAACACAAGGGGTGTGCCATTATTTGTGGCGCAGCCCCTTGTGTCTTTGAAGACCTAGAAAACGCACGCAAGCTGCGACCAGATGCCACCATTATTGGCGTTAATAATGCGGCCGCAATGATTCCAGAAATTGAGCATATCTGGACGCAGCACAATAATTACGCCCAAGAATACAAAACTAAAGCTGGCAGGCCAATAAAGGTTCACGCTAGGGCTGGCATCATGGGAAATGATGTGGACTACTGGTGGAACAATATGGTTGGTATAAAAGGATCAAGTGGGATTGTGGCCGCAATTTGGGCCAAGGCTATGGGTTTCGATGAGGTAATTATGGCTGGTATCCCTTTGAGCGTTAGCAGCACCAACTACCACGACCAATACCCAGACAGCAAGCCAGACAGGATATTTGCGCTTACCAATAACATTGAGCATTGGCAAAGGTTTCTGTATATACACAAAGAACATGGGCGCATGGATGGTGTAACCTCTCTTAGCGGATATACCCGCCAAGTTCTAGGAGCCCCATGTTAACTGTTGCCTGTGTTCTCAAGTCTGGCCGTTTTAGCCAATCAGCTAGCAAAGAGCCCTACACCACAGCCGATGTGGAAAGATTGATGAATATGGTTGCCAAGAATCTTGGAGATCATAGGTTTGTTTGTTTTTCGGATGTAGATGTACCGTGTGAGCGCATACCGCTCAAACACGGGTGGCCAGGTTGGTGGTCTAAGATCGAGCTCTTTTCTTGGGTATTTGATGGCCCGGTGCTTTACTTTGACCTAGATACAGTTATCTGTGGTGACCTGACCGAGCTGGCCGAGTACCCACATAAATTCACGATGCTCAAAGACCTTGGCAAGCGCGATACCCCAGCAAGTGGGATGATGGCCTGGAACGGTGACTATTCGCACATTTACCTGACATTTAGGTCAGACCCATCGTTTTACATGACTATGTACTCTGGCAGCCTGAACCTTGGTGACCAGGCGTTTATTGCAAAGAATCAAAAGCCAGACTGCTTGTGGCAACAGATATTCCCCAATAGAATCTTCTCATACAAATTTCATCTTCTTGGCAAGCAAAAACCAGATGAGGCAAAAGTAGTTTGTTTTCATGGCGAGCCAAAAGGCTCTGGTTCAAGTGGCTGGGTAAGAGATATATGGAGTAATGCAAATGGCAGCAGGTGATTCCGCACTATCGATTTGTTCAGACGCTCTATTGATGTTGGGCGCTAAAGCTATCTCATCGTTTAACGAGGGAACCAGCGCGGCCAACGTATGTGACCGGCTATACCCAGATATTAAAAATCAGACACTTCTGAATTATCCGTGGTCATTTTTATACAAGAAGATTCAGCTATCTAAATTAATCACCACTCCAACCACAGAATATTCCTACGAGTACCAGCTGCCAGGCGATAGGATCGGGCCACCTCGCCAGGTGTTTGTTACCAACGCTGTTGGGGCCAGGCCGATTAAAGGATATCGGATATTCCAAGACAAGCTGCTGACCAACGAGACCACAATCTACGTTGACTATCCGTATGCCGTCCAAGAGTACGAGATGCCGGTCTACTTTGTGCAGCTGCTCAAGTACATGATGGCCTGGCACCTGTCACTACCAATTACAGACCAGATCGACAAAACTCAATACTGGCAGCAGATTGCTATTGGCTCTGCATCAGAAAATGGCCGGGGTGGATATATGCGAACCGCTACCACTATCGATGGCCAAGGGCAGCCAATCTCTGTGATTGAAGACTACAGCCTAATTGACGTGAGAAATTAATGGCACGCTTTACGTCAATCCAGACTAACTTTTCAACCGGAGAGCTCGACCCTCTGCTCCGAGCGAGGGTTGATTTGCAGTCTTATTCAAACGCCCTTGAGGAGGCCACCAATGTGGTGGTGCAGCCCCAGGGAGGAATTAGGCGCAGGCCCGGTTCTAAGTACATAATGTCCCTGCCAAACTCAAGCACGCCATCTGCCGGCAACGGCGTGCGCCTGGTTCCGTTTGAGTTCTCTACGTCCGACAGCTATATGCTGTGCTTTACCGATAGCCGAATGTATGTTTTCAAAAACGGCGTTCAGCAGTTGGCCATCAACGGAGGGGCAGACAATTTTCTAAGTACTAGTTTATATGGCCTTACTGGTGATAGGCTGGCCAATCTAACCTGGACGCAATCAGCTGATACCTTGATTCTCTGTCACCAGGATCTTGCCCCGGTAAAGATTGTTCGCGGTGCCAACGATTCTGCATGGACTGCCAGCAATCTATCATTCGACAGTATTCCCAAATATGCCTTTACGTTATCGGTATCTAATCCATCTGGAACATTGACACCGTCTGCTGTAAGCGGCAAAGTTACATTGACCGCATCTACCGGCACGCCGTTTAGCGCAGGCTCAGTTGGCCAATATATAAACGCTAGCCCACAGGGCCGGGCCAAGATAGTCAAATACACAAGCGCAACAGTAGTTGACGCAATAGTCGAATTCCCGTTCTTTAATACCTCTGCTATTGCAAACGGCTCATGGGAATACGAATCTGGTTACGAGGCTGTGTGGTCTGTTACTAAAGGTTGGCCAAGAGCGGTCACGTTCCATGAGGGAAGGCTTTACTTTGCTGGCTCTAAGTCGCGGCCATCAACCGTATGGGGTTCCAAGGTTGGGCTGTTCTTTGACTTTGAGGCAACCGAGGGATTAGATGATGATGCAGTTGAGGCAACGCTAGACACCAACACCTTTAACGCAATTGTTGATGTAGCCTCTGGCCGAGACCTGCAAATCTTTACAACCGGCGGCGAGTTCTATTGCCCACAAGAAGGCTTAGAACCAATCACGCCAACCAACTTTTTTATGAAAGCGGTCACCCGCAATGGTGCCAAAGAAGGTGTCCGTGTCCAGCAGCTGGAATCAGGCACATTATTTTTGCAGCGCCAGGGAAAGTCGCTTAATGAGTTTGCTTTTACAGACACGCAGTTAACCTACGTTACAAGCAAGATATCTCTACTTGCTGGCCACCTTTTAAAGTCTCCAACAAGGATGGCTTTGCGCCGGTCAGTTGCTACTGATGAAAACGATTTGCTATTGATCGTTAATAGTGCTGGCGGGACAATTGCTGCTTTTTCTTTATTGCGCGTGCAAAACATAATTGCCCCGTCTGAGTTTACAACGGATGGAGAATATCTTGATGTTGGTGTAGATCTCACCACAATTTATACGGTGGTAAAACGTACGATAAATAGTACGACTCAATACTTTGTTGAGGTCTTTGATGACAGCTTGCAGCTTGATTCTGCCAAGTCTGGCGGCGCAGCTGCGTCCGTCTCTATGTCTCACCTTGTAGCCAAATCCGTTCAGGTTATTTTAGATGGTGCTGTACAAGCGGCCCAGACCGTGCCTGGTGGTGGAACGGTGACGTTTCCCAGGTCAGCCGCTAGCTCATACCAGGTAGGTCTTAATTTCACAACACAGGCAGTCACTATGCCGGCAGATATTAAGATTGCATCTGGAACCAGGTTGGCTTACCAAAAGAGAATTCTTGAGGTTAATGCCATTGTTAAAGACACTCAACATATGGTGATAAACGACAATGAAGTCACTTTTAGAAACTTTGACACTCAAAATACGCTTGATGATCCAGTACCTGAATTTACTGGGACAAAAACTATTGACGGAATTCTTGGCTATACAACAGAAGGCAAGATCACTATTAAGCAAACTATTCCGCTAAAGATGACCTTGCTTGGTTTGGAATACAAGATATCTACATATCCTGGGGCATGACATGAATAGATTCGATATTAACGTCCACGGCCTACCGCTCGGTGACCCACACAATCCACCTGGATCTAGCAGGGTTCAGAACGATCCGTTTACCGCCGCAGCTGTGGCCGCGTCAGTTATGTCTGCCTATAGCTCATACCAGCAGGGCCAGATTCAAGGCAAGCAGCTGGAGCTCAAGGGAAGGCTAGAGCAAACCCAGTATGACCGCCGGGCGATCCAGTATCAGCAGAAGGCTAATCAGACCCTAGAGAAATTAAAGCGCACGCAGTCTAACCTGGCAGCCAAGGGCTATGCCGGTGGCATCGATCCATTTAGTGGGTCAGTAGATGTGGTGCGAGCTGCAAACGAAACGGCTGCCGGGCGAGAGTTTATGATTTACATGGACGATTCTGCCGCCGCTTTCCGGGCCGGTGACCTTGCTCTTGAATCAGGAATGGCAGCTGGTGCCGCAGCTCGCCAGGCAGGCAAACTCGATGCAGCCACCAAGCTTTTGATGGCTACGGCAACGGCTGGCAAGGGCGTTAAACCATCGACCTATGCCGATATGTTTGCTCCAGCAAAATTTGTACCGAGTTAAAAAATATGGCACGCATTCCTAGATATCAAGAATCAGGCGTAGTGTCAGGAGATGTGCCTGCTATTAGCACGGCCAATCTTGCCGCCCAGGTAAGTATGCAGCAGGGCATTGGCGCATCCTTAGATAGGTTGTCGCAGTTTGCTTTTGGTGAGGCTAAAGAAAGAGCTGACCAGCAAAACAGAATCCTTGGCATCCAGATGCGAGCCGACCTTGAGGCAGCCGTTGCCAAAGAATTAGAAACTATTGATATGGATGTAACCACAGGAAAGCTTGCTGACTTTGGTGAAATCCAATCCAGGGTTAAATCTTTGCAAGGCTATGCTTCAGGGTTATACAAAGTAGATGTTAACCAGGCTGCCGGGTTAATGAATTCAATAACCCAATCTGGCAAAGCATTGCTTAATAAAAGCAGCAAGCTTATAACCGATGTCTATGGTACAGAGCGAGATCGAATTACAGATCAGACAATTAAGTCATACCAGGTTGCGCTATCAAATGCCTGGCAAACAATAGAAGACCCTCAAGAACTTAAAGCTTTTCAGGACAGGTTAAAAAACACAGTATCTGGAATAGCCTTTAACAACCCATCAAGCTATAACAAATATATGGCTCCTGGTGGCGAGTACGACAAAATGGCCACCAACGCTCGCAATAACGCAATGGCCGAATACTTTACGTCATCTGAATTTAGTCCCACCGGAACCGGCACAGAAATGATTTTAAAACTTAATGCCAATAACGCCGGTAAATATGAGCAACAATGGGGGAGCATGGGTTTTGATGAGCGCAAGGCATTGTTTGAATTGATAGACCAGCGCACGACAATGATTAAACGTGGCATTGAAGCGCAATACACAAATGCTAATTTGCAAGCTGACCCAATCATTCGCAAAATTATGAATAGCGATGACCCAAAAGAGCAGACACGTTTATATGGTTTGCTAGCAGATTTGCCATTGGAACCATCTAAAAT